CAAAAACTTGTCCCTCTCGTCAATATTAACTAAGATTGATTATCTCAATTCTTGTAAGTCGAATGTTCTAACACCATCAACAGTAATTCTTCCGTAGAAGCGGTTATTTACCATTTTTTTAGCGTATCTAGTCATGATACCTTTGATTGGTGTAAAGTTGAACGGATTGTACATTGTAGGCGTCAACTGAAGTGGAACATACGGAGCGTAGATGTAACCAGTATCAAGAAGTGATGTACCTTTATGTCCAATTAACACTTGATTAGGTGGGAAGTAAGGGTCACGGTATACTTGGTATCTACCAGCTAATGTACCTACTCTTTCAATACCCATATTGTATTGGTCTTGCTCAGGAGAAGCATTTGATACGTGGAAGTATTCCAAGTCATCAAAGATAGCAGAAACCTCAGAAGATACAACAATCCAGTTAGCACCACCTCTTAAAGTAGATTTGTGGATTTGAGCAGAAAGTTGGTTGATAGCTGTAATTAACGTTTGATTCCAGTCTTTTTGAGTGTAAGAAGTTGTTTGAGAAATTCTTCTCCATCCGTTGTAATCCCATCTTAGATTCCAAGCAGCACCTTTTCTAAGGTCACGTAGGATTTCTCTATCGATTTCAGCTGCAACTTGCTCAGAAAGAAGAGCAGTTAATTCAGCTTCAGCATCGATGTTGTGGAATGCAGCAACGTCTTGTGCTAATTCAGGAGACCATTGAGCTCTTAATTTTCTTTCAGTTACAGAAACAGTTACTGATTCAAGGTCGAAAGAAACTTCACCAATTTTGTCTTCAAATTCTAATTCTTCGTATCTTCTGAATACTGTAGTGAATGCAGTACCAGAAAGTGTACCTGTCAATGTAGTACCTGTGTAACCATCTAATGAATCCGCACCACAATCAGCACATATAGGACAAGAAAGGTCAACCTCTAAGTAGATACAACCATCTTGACTACAAATATCATTGTAAGTACCACCACCATTTGAAGGCCATGTAGTTTTTGTGTTAGTTGAAGTTGGAGAAACGATACCTTTACCATATTGTTGAGTTACAACACGGAATAATAGTGAGTTTCTTGTACCCGCTGCATTGTAAATAACGTTACAAGGAGTTGTTGCACTGAAAGGTGAAGATGCTTGAGCAGCTGTTGCATATACTCTTAAATCAGATAAGAATGCCTCAGTATCAATTTCATTACCATCAGGGGCAATAAGTTTACCAACACCAGTATCAGCAAATCCACACATTTTGATAATTACTTTTCTTACATTTGTACCTGAAGCATATTGTGAAGTTGCGTCAGTAAGAGTACCATTACTCCAAACTTGTACTGTAGCAGTTTCAGTAATTGCAGACCAACGACCTTTAGAATAATCAAATAAACCAGGAGGGTCTAAAGCAGCTTCATTACCTTCATAAAATAAATCATAAAGATTTTTTGCATAAGCTCCAGTACTTGTACCATAACCAGCACTTGTATCACCAGGATAGTTACCAGGACTTCCTACAGGTGCGTAGTGTTGACCACTATCACCAGCATTGAAGTTACCTGAAGGGTAAGTCGCACCAGTGTAACCTTGGATTTTAGGTACGAAGTAGAACAATTTACCAATAGGTAAGTTCATAGCTTGTACAGATACGATATCGTTAGCTAACAATTTAGAGAAAACTCTTCTTACGATAGGAAATACAACAGTTTCAAAAGAACCTGAACTTCCATCAGAAGTTGCTTCGTTGATTAAGAAAGAAGCTTGGTTTTCATATAACTGAGCTACGTTTTCTTTTAGGTGGCCTTTAAGACCTTCTAGGAACCCTAATTTGTCCCATTTGTTGATAGTATCTTCTTTGATAACTTTTAGGTGTTTCAAACCAATGTTACCAACTAGACCCGATTCTAATAATGCTCCCATTTTCTATTTTTTTAGTTTAGTTTGCAGTTTATTGTTTATTTTAATTTTGACATTAAATCTTTCATTCTAAGGAATTGAGGATTTTCATAAGTTTTTGACTCAATCAAGTTAATTGAAGAACCATTAGAAGGAGTTTTTTGAATTGTTCTTTCGATTGATTCATTAACTTGTTGTCCCTTAGAAGGAGTTAATTCGTCTTTGATAATCTTATAAAGATTTTTTGATTCTTTAAGAGTTTCTACACCATCGAATCTTTTCAGAATATTAATTTTTTCTTGTTTAGAAGTTGAATGTTCTGTGAATAATCTTGTCGCATAAGCTAAATTAGAATTAAACACAGCAACTTCGTTCAATTTATTTCTGAAAACGTTCAATGCTTTTCTGTATTCCTCATTTTTTTCTCTAAGTAAATTTACTTCTTGAGATTCGATAGATTCTTTTCTGATATGACGTGGTGCTGCTTTTGGTTTAGGAAGACCCTCTCTACCCCAATATTTACCATTTCCTAGTGTTCTTGAAGCTTCCTTTGTTTCCTTCTTTTCAAAATCTAAACCTTTGTGAGTTTTTGATTTCAAACCTTTTTTTCCAGTGTAATCTTCATCTCCTTTATGAGTTTTTGATTTATCACCTTTATTCATACCATATTTACCCTCTTTAAATTCACCTTTTAAACTTGGTGACTTTTTATCGAATTCATACTTCGGACCTTTACCAGTATATGGTGCTTCATCACCCTTTTTCATTTTTTTTGTTGGGAAGTCAACAACCTTTCCATAATTAAATTTTGGTCCGTGTCCCAAGCCAACACCTTTTGGTTTCGATGTTTTCTTAGCTTCCATTAAATCATCCATTTCTTCCATTTCGTCCATGTCTTCCATCTCATCCATATGATAAGTTTCATCCATGTCATCCATTTCGTCTATGTCTTCCATTTCATCCATGTCTTCCATTTCATCTAATTCTTCATCAAATTCCACTTCATACATCATTTCATCCATGTCTTCCATTTCATCTATTTCCTCGTCAGTTTCCATCTCAAGTTCATAGATTGGTTCATCCATTTCGTACATGTCTTCATCCATATCTAATCCTTCACGTACAATGTAGTACTCTTTGTTAGTTTCATCATCAGATAGTTCAATGTTACCTTCTCCATCTTCAACCACTGTGATTTTGTCAGTATCCTTCATTCTTGAAAATACTTTCATCACATTTTCGATTGGTTCATTTGTTAAATCAATTGTAACATCTTCATCGTCTTCCATTTCTTCATCGTCTTCGAATTCCATTTCGTCATCTTCCATTTCGTCTTCCATGTCTTCGTCATCCATTTCGTCCTCCATGTCTTCATCTTCCATTTCGTCATCGAATTCAACATCAGCAATGTCAGATTCTTCTTCGTCTTCTGAATCAACCTCCTCTTCATCTTCTTGTTCGTTAAGAGATTCTTTTACTAATTCTTTGATTTCTTGTCTCATTACTGAACCAAGTATTCCTTTTGCATTCTCAGCAACCGCTTCTTCCAAATTTTTCATTTGAATGATTGCCTCTTCTAAAATGTTTTTTTCTTCAGCCATTTTTAGTTTTTTGTATTTTTATTCTATAAATATGTTAATACTTTAAAAAAACTTTTGTAGAGTAATATTCAAACTCAAAAAAGTTTATTTATAAATATCCCCAAAAGCAATAAAATAAAAAAGGAGGAACAAAGTCCTCCTTTATTTTTTAATTCGATAATCAAATTATTCGATTACCTCATCAATTTTACTTTCCACTATTGCGGTAATACGCCAATCTTGTGTGTAATGTTCATAGATTTTAGTTACTTTTGCCTCAACATCTGTTGGGTTATAACCAAGAACTAATTTCTCTAATTTTATTTTTTTGACTTTACCTGATTCTTCATCAACTAAATCCTCGGTAATCTTTGCCACAAAATATTTTTGTCCATCTTCCATAACTAAATGATTTTTTAAATTAACTAATAACCAAGTTTAGCCAATTTTTTCATTAAATCAAGAGTAGCATTACCTTTTTCACCAACATTTCTTTCTATTGCCATTTTTTTATCTTCATCTAAATTTTCAGCATACATATCTCTATCCTCTTTATTTAAGAACAAATATGCACCTGGTGTTGAAGGTGAAGAAACAAGGTCGAAACAAATTAGTTCAAAGTCATCTTGTACTTCATTTTGTTCACCCACTTTTTTAAGTGAACCAACACCACGAGAGGAAATTCCTAAAGTAACACCTTGTCTAAGATAGTTTGCCGCCATATCCCCCTTTGTTGAAACTATTCCTCTTTCGTGGAAACCTGGTGAAGTTAATAATTTTAGTTTACCCATCAATATAGGACCTTCCCACCATACTTCAGTAATAATATGAGAAACTCTATCCAAATCGATTAAAGATGACTCAGGGTGATTTAACTCAGATAATGAAGTACCTTTTTGAATCATTTTTTTATAATTCTCAGCTTCTCTTTTTAATATTCTTTCGGGATAAACTCTTCCATTACGATTTGGAGTATTATATTTTTGTAACACTGCGTAAAATTCGAATGGTTTAGAATGGTCTAAAAAGTTTTTAGATTCCTTTATTATTTTGGCATTTTCATCCATTGATGGAGAAACATAACCCGCGTCATATTCGATTAGTATACCTTTACCCACATGTCCTGGTTTAATTACTTCTAAGTTCATATTTGAATTTTATTATATAAATATAAATCAAATATAGTTTTATATTTCTGTGGAGTTATTTTTATCCTTTTTGGTCAAGGTAAATGAAAAATATTTATTATTATAAAAGTTATCCTTGAAAACATTTTTAGTAATATCTTTCAAACTATTTTTTATTTCAGGGGATTTGAAATCTAAGTCGGATTGTTTTGTGAAAAAGTTTATTTCTAAATTAAGAAAAGATTTTTTATTTAAGTTTATGCCACTTGACCTTAAATCTAAGTCCACAATAAAATTTTCATTAAATAATTCTTTGTTTATGTTGTGATAAATTGTATGTTTGATACTTCTACTTAGATTCAAAACAACCCTACTCCAATTCTCTACGTCATCCTTAGGTTCAACCCATGTTTGTATGTTTAGGTAAATGGAATTTAATTCGAATGAATCTACTGTACCATAAACAACTTTCGCAATTTTAAAACCTTGTATTTTTGAGGTTTTCCCTTTTTTCATTAATTTGTAACATTTTCAGTTTATTTTTTCATAAAAATAGGGAATATTTACTCAATAGTCAAAAATAAATTATTTTAACAAATATTTGTATTATATGTTAATAGTTAAAGTCGATAATAAAACACCAATAGAAAAGGCCTTGAAACTTTTTAAAAGTAAAGTTATCAAGACAAAATTAATGACTGAGTTAAAAAACCGAAAGGAATTTGTTAAAAATTCAGTTAAAAGAAGAACTGAATTGAACAAAGCTAAATATGT